TCGCCGGCCGAGTTATCGAACGCGGTCTGGCCACCTTCTGTCTTTAGCTGAGCAAGACCAAGGAAGCGCATTTCAGCGGTACGCTCAAGCGCCATCTTACTGTCATGCTTCGTGAAGATCTTGTCATACTGCGACGGGATCTGCTCATACTTGCCTTCAATCCCCCGGAGACCGGGGAGGAGAAGGTCTTTGATGGCGGAAAGATTAACAGCCATTGGTCCTTACTCCTTAGATCGTGACAAGTGTCTTGGTCGACACATTGAGGAAGCCGACGATAACGTAGTTGGCCACCGCAGTGATGTCGGTTCCATTAGAGCCCGGCGGGTCCGTGACAAGGCTGATGACGCGGAACGGCGCCGTCGAGGACGTGCCAACCGTATCAAGATACATGCCCGAAATGCCGGTCGAGGTATTGCCGCCAGAGCCGCCAGCAAGCGAGATCGAAGCGCCGATCGCCGCCTGCGTGACATTCAGAGACGCACCAGCCTGCGCAACAAAGCGCGCATTCGGATCATTGACGACGTAGGCGTAAACGTCGCCGCTGTTGTCCGATCCCGGCCAGAAGTTCGACCAAACAGTGCGCTTCTGCGCGACCGAAAGGTATTTGCAGCCCTGGAAGACGCCAGCAAGCTGCGTGGTCGGGCCGTCGCCGGCGCGGGTGATGTAGCCATTGGCGTCCTGCAGAACAGCGTCGCCATAGAAAATAGCAGTGGTGTAGTCCGACTTGATCAGCATTTCGATCTGCTCATAAGTCGGAGCAGAACCGGCGCCAGAATACTGGCGAAATCCGAAAGGCGCATACGTGTTCGCCATGACGGGCTCTCCTTTTTACAGGAAGTTCTGTCATCGCGCCGAGCGACTATGGAACCAGGAAAAGTTTGCCTTGCGCCGGGCAAGGATGCGACTGCCGCGCCGAGCGGTATGCCTGCTGGGGCGATATTATTGCAAACAGAATATAAAAAGTAAAGGGCCGCCCAGAAGAGCGGCCCTTATCCGTCAAGTCTTGCCTGACGGGGGGAAGATCATTCCTCCGGGATAGGCATCGCCTCGTAGGATTTTTTGATCTGCGGCCGCACCTTGGCGTGGTCGCGCGTCATTGTCCCGTCCGGCGTGCCGGCAAGCTGCTGCTCCTTGTGACGGACCTGCAGGCGCGCAATTCGCTGCTCCTCGGCGCGCCGCTCCTCGACAATCTCCAGCGGACACTCCATGAGGATCAGGCCGTCACGCATGATGAACTGATCCGTATTGCCCAGAGGCATCATGTGCGGATGACGCGTGCGCGGGACGGCAGACCAGCCTCGACGCTGAAGCTCAATCTGGTAGGAAGGGTTTTCCGCCCCGTAGACCGAAAACATCTTCCACTCATAAGACCACCCGTCCGGGATATCGTTCGGGTCAACATAGAGCGGATCAGGTCCTTCGCTGGCGGCGTTGCTGCCATGCTGGCGCAGCTCTTCCGCGCGCTGACGGGCGCGTGCGCGCGGGTCATCTTCTCTCATCTTTGGCCTCCCGGGCGCGCGAGGCGCCGTCTCTGTGCTTGCTGGCGCGGCCTCTGACCGCATGCGCTCGGCGAACTTCGCAGCCGCTTCATTCTGCTGTGTCATAACAATCTCCATTACTGGCCGTAGCGGCCTTCCTTGATCAGCGCCTGCTTGTTGCGGGCGTATTCCTCCGGCGACATGCCAAGATCGCGCGCGGTTTGAGCTTCCGCGGCGGACAGCCGGACCGTCCCCGGACGGCTGGAGCCGCGCGAGACCGGCGCCGCTGGCGGCGGAGAAGGCTTGCGCGCCGGAGCTGGCGCGGCGGCGGCGGACAGCGCACTATTGTCTTCTTCATCCGCCGGCGGGGGCGCCGCAGGCGCGACCTTGCGCATGCCAAGCCGCTGCTCGATGAACTCGAAATATTCATCGCTGTCAGGCGTGACGCCGTCGAGGATCGCCGCCTCGTGGGCGTTGAACATTTTCCGGATCGACTTCTCATCCCGAAGATGATCTTTTGCACTACGCAGCCAAGCCGCTGATCGGGGCGTGACCTTCGACGCCATGTCCTCAATCACGTCGTCAACGCGTGGCGCCGACGGCATGGGCTGGACAGGCTGGGCATTCGGGCTGGCCCTTTCCACCTCCATCTGCTCGCGGATCGCCTTCTCGCCCGCGCGCAGCCTTTCCATCTGGTCCTGGTTCACGACCATGGCGCGATTGATTTGCGCCAGCTTCTCATAGTCCCCGACGCTGCTGGCTTCGGCATACGCCGCCTCCAGCGCCTTGCCGCGGCCCTCAATCGTCTCAAGAGCGCTGACCACTTGATGATATTGGGCCTCAGTCACGTCGACTTTGGCGCGTTGGGCCTGCTGATACGCCGCCTGCATGCGGCGCTCGGCCTCAACACGGGCGTTTTGCTCTTCAATGAGGCGTCTTTTCAGCTCATTGATACCTTCTTGCGGCGAAATCTCCGGAACTTCCTCGGATTTTGCCTTGGCGGGTTCTTTTTCCTCTTCAATTTCAACCTTTACATCTTCGGAGCCTTCTGTTTTGTTTTCATCAAGCACAATTTCGATATCTTCTGCTTCATTAGACATTTTTTTCTCCATTACCAGGCCATATCAGGCATAGGAACGCGCATTTTTACCTGCGTATCGCTCAAAACACGGCACAAAACGCCATTTATTGTGACGTTCCATCCATCCGAAGGCCTCAAAACAAGCCAATCATGTAGATTGAACGTCGCTTTATTGAACCATTCGCCACTATCATCCTGAAAAGCCGACGGGCCCATCGCAACGAGCAGTCCAACCTTGCCCTGGAACCGATCTTCGCCTCGAATTCCATCGGTCAGAATGATGCCGCCCTTGGTTTTCTCCGGCCTGATATACACGGCGCACAAAATCTGGTTGTTGAACAACTCGATTTTGGAAATATCGCCGAGCGCTTTCAGTATTTCTTCTTTTGGATCGACAACATGATCCATCAGCATATTCGTCATGGCTTCCCCTTTCGTTTTGCGCTATCTTTGGCTGCAGATTTTGTCTGCTTCCGCCATCAACTCGATCGCGACGCGCAGTCCCGCGATCTTGCCGCACGCATGGCGGTAATCTTCAAACGATTGAATTGATCCGAAAGACATATTTTGCTTCATGTTCTCGATTTCAATTTCAATCAGCTTTTTCAGTTCATGCTCATAGAACGCCGCATAGGTCTGCGCGCCCATAATTCCCCCTTACGCCCCCATTGTGTGTGTGGGCGGGATGCCGGAAAGGGGGCCACGACATCCCGCCCGCGCAGGGTTAATTACGCCCCGCGAGCCCTCTGCAACTTCTCAATCGCAGTCTTCTGCAGCCGGCCCTTGCCGCTCTCGGCTCCGGCCGTCATGTCCTTATACGACTTCGGCGCCCGCCCGCCAGAGCGGCGCGCCGGAGCGTCAGTGTGCTTCTTTTCGATGTCCGTCTTCTGCAGACGACCCTCGCCCGACGCGGCGCCAGCCTCCATGTCCTTGTAGGACGACGCGACCCTGGTAATGCGGCCACCAGCCTTGCGGCCCATGGGCATGGGACCCGGGGCCGGCATGGGCGGCGGCGCGGCAATCGCGGGCGGCATCATCGGAGCAGGCGCGCCGCCGGGCGCCGGCATCGGCACGGGGGCCACGCCCGGCCCGCCGTCGGGCGGAAGCATGGGTAGCGGACCCGGTTTGCCGCCAGCAGAGATGATGTTGATCTTGATGTCGGTCTTGCCCTTGCCGCCCTTGCGGGACTTTGGCTTCGCGCCCATCAGAGCGCCGCCGGAGGCCTTGGCGACCTTCTTCCCGCCGCGCTTCATAAACTGATCGCTTTGCACCGGCTGAGCGAGGGAGCCGCGCATTCCGGGGGCTTCATTTTCGTAAGCGACCTGCATTTCGCGAGATCCGCGCTCTGGCGAAAGTCGCTCAAGCCGCGCGCGCCGCCGAGCAGGGCTTGCTGCCCGCTTTGCTCCTACAAGCTGCATGGGCGCGCCGGGAGCCTTGGCGGGGGCCTCCTCGCCACTTCCCATCCACGTTGAGCCGTCGATGTAGCCACGGCCGGCAAGCGCATTGGCGAGCGCGTCAATGATGCCGCCATCCGCCTTGGCGACCTTGCCGCCGCTCTTGTAATGCCCCGCGGCAGCGCGCGTCGGCTTGTGGATCTTGGCCTCGGGGAGACCGCCCCCATGCTTCATGCCGCCGATGTGCTTGATGCCCGGGCGCTGTTCGTTGGCTTCCTTCATGTCCTTATTGGCCATGCCGATGCCGATATCCTTCTCCATGACCTTGCCGCCCGCCTTGCGACCCGGGCGATCGGCGCGACGCGCTGACGCCGAGCCGCCGGCGCTGTATTCGCGCGGCTTGCCGATCGGGCGCATGCCTGTCTTGATGTCTGCGTTCAGGGGCTCGGCCGGCGACCAGTCGGAGCTATCTACCTTCTGATCTTTTTCGCCCGCCAGCCGGCGGGCTTTTGCCTTCATGGCCTCACGGGCCTGCTTGGCGACATCGGACATTTTATTCTCCTGGCCAGTAATCCCGGCGTCCCGGGGAGGCTACGCCGCCTCAAGCTCTCGCGCGTTTGCGATGTTGGATGATACACGAACGGCGTCGTCAATTACAGAGCCGCCCGAGGCGTATAGCGTTCCCGACAAGACAAGATCGCGCGCGGTCTCCGGAGAGACGCCTCGGCGCCTCGCGATGTTGGCGATCTCTTGCGAAAGCATTTCAAGTTTTGGCGAGCCGATTGGCGTGTCGACGCCTGTCGCGCCGGAGCCCGTTCCCCAAAGCAACGCCTGCGCGGGAACTGCCTCCATCTCCGCCGGCCGCGCGACGCTTTCGCGGAACCACGGGCCGACGGGCCTATATTCGCCCATCTTCATTGACACTTCCGGGTCCGCCGTCTTGCGCACATCAGGCATGCCAAGAATGCGCGTGTAATGCGCGTCCGGCACCGGCAGCTTTGTCTGGAAGCCTGTCTCAGGCACGCCAGACGCCTGAATGTAGAGAGGCACCTTCGGCGTTCCGGTCGTGTATTCGCCGGTCTCGAAGAAGCGGCGGAGCGGGCCCGCGTGCGACGTCGAGTGATACGGGTGGCCCTGCATGACCTCGCGCACGTATGACGGCAGGCCTTCTGCTGGCGCGGCGGACGGCTTGCCGCCATGCGTCAGGAAGTCTTGCAGCCGCCCCTGCATCGCAAGGTGATACGCGCCAAGGCCACGATTGATTTCTGTCTGCACCGGACTGCCGGGCGACATAGCCCCAAGCGTCGTGTTGAAAATGTTGTAGCGCGCCGCGGCCTCTTCCGGATCAAACAACTCTTTCAGGCGCGCGTGCACAGGGTCCATGTAATACCAGGGCATCATGCCTGTGCGCAGGCCCGGCTGCTTCTCTCCCTCCGCGAGGATGTCAAGAAGGCGACGCTCGTTCTCCGGCGTCATGACGCCCTCGGAGGCGTAATTGATGCCACGCGTGCGCTCCGGCGGCGCGGCCAGCTTGGGCTCCATGTTGCCTTGGCGGCGCGCCGCGATGTCGAAAACATCCTGTCGCGTCACGCCGAATAGCTGCTTCATGATCGGGTCTTCGGGCGCGACGCGGCTTTCCGCCTCAAGCGCCATTTCGCGCGGATTGCCGTAGACGCCGGGGAACAGTGGCTCCTCGCGCGCGAGGTTCTTCACTGTTGGCACAATCTTTTTCGCCAGCGCCTTGGCGATGACGCCCGACATTGTTTCGGCTTTCGCCGATCCAACCGGGTTGAATTGCGACAGGAAGCCTAGCGCGCGGTCAACGACGCCCGGCTCTTCAACCTCGCCTCCCTCGGCCTTGCCCGTCAGGCTGCGAATGTAGGCCTCGACATCTTCGCCGACGGCCGGAGCGGGCGCTTGCGTCCACTCCGGCATGCGGCCGATCTTCTGTTCGGCAAAGTGGGTTGTTGCCCCGGGCGCGGATCGGTTTGCTTCACCGTAAGGCCCGTAGTTCACCCACGAGTTCTGCCCGCGCGTCTCTAGCGTGGCGGCGGGTAGCGCCTCCTTGCCAAACATGCGCGAGTGGAGTTGATACGCACGCTCTTCGCCCGGAGCGCGGAAAAAAGGATTGCCCGGACCAAAGTGGCCGTAAAGATCGTGAGCAATCCGAAAAGCATCGTTGATGACTGCATCGGGTTTGTCTCCTACCTTGCCGGCGCGGCGCAGGAGGGGATTGTCGGCGATCAAGCCTCCGGACGATCCAAACCCTTGCTCGGTGGGGAAGACGAAGAGCCGACCCCGGTTGACGATATCCTCATAACCCAGCGCCGGCGACGCGGCATAAGGATCAGCCTGTCCTTGCTTGAGAAAACGGAAGTCAATTCCTGTGTCCTTTGCGGCTCTGTATTGGGCCATGGTCTCGTCTATGAGCGCGTCATAGGCTCGACGAACGGCCGGATCGCCGGGACGATGCTTCATCTCAGCGAAGGCGTCTGCGACCTTGGTCGCAAATTCCGGATTGAATTCAGGGAAAGATGCGACCTCATGCTCGCCGGGGCGGCCGATCGTCTGCATGTATTTTGACGCGGCGCTTTCGACCTCAGGGATCGGCCGCGCCTCGACCTTGCCAATACCGGGCAAGGTGACGAGCGACGGCTTGCCGGGCGCGCCGGCGTAACCGGAGCCTTCGGGTAAAAGCTTGCCGAGCATCTTGAGAGCAGCCTTGACCGTTCCGCCATCCGCGCGGCCCGCGCGTCTCTGCGCCTCAAGCTCCTGCGCGTATTTCATCATCGCCTCTTCTTCGGGCGACACGGCTTCCTCAAGCCTGGAAGGCAACGGATCAGATTGTAGCTTGCGAGCCAAGGCAATCGCGCCCTCTCGCGCCTTTTCCCATTCAGGATTTGGTTCGTTGCCAATGATGGCTGGCGAGGGCGGTCGGACAATGATGCTTTCGTCGGAGAACGGATAATTCATACGACGCTCTGGAAGCGACATTTCAAGACGCTCGCCGGGAAGGCGCGCAGTGACTTCCCCGAGAGATTTGAAATATTGTTGATACGGATCAGGCGTCGTCTCATAGATACGATCAATCTGATGCCCGAGAAGTTCTTGGGTGTTGTAAAGCCCTTCATTGCCAAGACTGATAAATTTCAGGGGCTGCGGGCCAAGGGGCAATCCTGCTTTACGCGCCTCGACAAGGGCGTCCAGCGGCCTCATCGTTGGATTGCGTTCCATAAACTCTTTGAGAACAGACGCGCCTTTGGCTGACTGCAAATCCTCTTTTAGCGGCGCCGCAAGACGATCAGGGTGTGGGAATACGTCTGGATTTGTTCCCGGAGACATTTGCTCAACATGCTGAACGCGATGCTGATGCTCATGCAAAAGATTTTCAAGTAAGTCGCGATCGTCAAGCCGGACGTTGGAGCCGATTTCATCCTTAAGCTGATCGAAGTAGCCGCGGTGCCGCATCTCGCGCTCAAACGGAGCAACCGAAGCGGAAAAGGACCCCGGGTAAAGATCATAGACTTCCGGGTGTGAAAGCAATTCACCGAGCTGGACTTTTTCGCCACGGCGGAACCGCTCAAGTCCGGAAGGAATAAGCCGGGCAGGCGCGTCTGAAATTTCGCCAACAATTTTTCCCGAGGGGTCTGGGGCCGCCCCGTAGCGCGCAAATGCGCTGCGCGGATACATGCTTTGCCGCGTTGCGTGCTTGGCCGCCTCAAATGCTTGCCGCATGGCGGGTGACATCCGAGCAGCTTCTGAGAAAAAAGTTGCCTGCGCTTCCTGCGGCATCATGGCCGCTCCGGCGAGGATGGCTGATTTTGCGTATTTGCCGGGCGCGCCGAGGGCTGCCGTAGCAAGTTCGAAGGGGTCGCCGTGCTTCATGCCAGCGGCCACGTCGCGCGCGGCAAAGGCCGGCGCAGCCGGCGTGAAATAGGGCGCAACGCCCATCGCGGTTTCCAGGGCGGCGGCAGTCGCCGGCGGAGCGCGGAAAAGCTCCTTTTCGTAACCGGAAAGCGGCTCACGAAACGTGACGGGCGCTGTCTCGACAACGCCGGGCCCACTTTCGTAATGCGTCATGGAACGCTGATCTTCAGGCGACGGCGCGCCGCCTTCCTGCATCACCTGTCGCCCGACTTGCGGCATGTAGGCGGTCGGGAACTCGTCCTCCAAAATGCGCCCGCCTGTGGCATACTGTCGCAGGCCCGGGACATATTGCCCCTCTTGCTTCCGGCCCGGAAACAGCGGCGCGACGGCGTAGGAATAGAGCGCGAGGCGGCGGAAGTATTCTTCCGGGTCAGCCTTGCCGAGGCCGAGATCAAGGCGCTGGGGAACGTCGGCCATGTTTTGTTACCCTCCAAACCCGGGTGGCGCAGGCTCCTCGCTCTTCAGCAAGCCAAGCGTCTTGTCGTCGATAATCTTCTTCATGGATTGCTCGCCGCCGGGCGTCTTCATGACATCCTGCGCCAGCTTGACGGCGGCAATGCGCTCGTCGCTCTCGCGATCCTTGCGGCGGTTCCAGTTTTCAAGCTGATCCGTCTCGCGAACAAACATGTCTTGCCGCAGTCTGGAAGCATCTTCCGCCTTGCGCATTTCCATTTCCATCTGAACGCGCCGCAGCTCGGCGTCGATCTCCTCGCGCTTCATCTGGAGCTCTGCAGCCTTCTGCTGCATCTCCAGGCGCTTCAGCTCGGCGTCGATCATTTTGTTCGGGTCCATCTGCGGCGCGCCGTCGGGCCCGGCGCCAATGTCCGCCTGAACCTTGGCTGCGTTCGCCTGCGCCGTCATCATGCGGGCGTCAGCGTCCTGCTTCTTGATCTTCAGCTCTTCCAGCTTCGCCATTGCCTCGGGCGGCATCTGGTTGCGGCTCTCAGCCGGCGACATGAACTGTTCCGGGTTCGACCAGCCGATCGCCTTCAGCGCCGCCGTGTCGACCGCCACGGGGTCGTAGAGGGCCGGGTTCGAGGCCGCAAGTTGCTTGAGAGCCATCACCTTCATCACGCGCTGCGTGTGGCTCGCCGTGTTCGGGTCCGCCTGCGGGACAAGCTCGCAGTCGTTCAGAGCGCGAATAAACAGCTCCTCGTTCCACTTGATTGTTTGCTTGCGGCAGCGCTCCCAGAAGCTCTCGGGGTGCTCCTTGAAGCAGCGCACCAGAAGTTGGAACTCCTCGGCCTGCGCCGCATGCAGGCGCTTGTGGACCGAGTTCATGATCTTGGTCGCCTGATCAATCAGGGCGAGCGTCGTGCCGACGGGCGCGTCCTGACGCCCCTCACCAACAGCCAGCTCAGCCGTGCCGCCGACGCGCTGGCCGGTCTCGGCGATATTCGTCACAAGCGTCATCAGGGCGGCGCCCGGCTCCTTGTAGGGGAGCGGCATGATCGCCTGATTGATGGGCTGGCCGCCCGTCTTGACCAGCGCGCCGCCTCCGGGCGGCACGCGGAAGATGTTGGTGTTCTGCCGGCCACCGGTGTCGGACATCAGGAAGCCGGGGAAATTGGCATACATGCCCGCGTCCAGCATCTCGCGCCACGCGGCCGTCACGGCATTCGTCGTGTTGCCGAGGATGTGCAAGAGGCCGATGTCATAGAACCCGAAGCCGGGCACGAAGGTGAACTTGACGAAGTTCTGGCGCGCCTCGGGCAGGCGGTCGCCCTCCTCGCCGGTCGGCTCGTCGTAGTTGCGGACTATTGACAGAATTTCCCGCGACGAGCGATCGATCGTGACACGATACGGGATTTCGAGCCCCGTGACCTTGCCGCGGTATTTGTGCTCAAAGCCGGGGATGTCGAGTTCGCAGTAGCACTCGTAAATCTCGCGGTCGCGGTCGTCAGGATTGATCGGATCGGCGGAAATGCCCTGCTGATCCGCCATCTCGCGCTTCAGATCGTCGCGCGTCGACTGGTCTGGCAAGGGAAGATCAACGTCCCTGTAAACACCAAGGATCTGCATGCGGCGCACGGTCGAGGGGCGCATGTAAACGCGATGCGTGACACGCTTCGCGTCCTGCAGCGTTGTCGCGGCATTGTTTACGATCAGATCGTCGGCGTCGACGCTGACGCTGACCGGGCGGCCGCGCAGCGGGCAGAAGTCCACCTTCTTGAATGATGTGCCGCCGAAGCCGAGCATCAGCAGCATCTTGTCTGTATCGGGATAATATTCCTTGGCAATGTCGGTCAGATAGTGGTTCAGGTCGCTTTCGAGCGCGTCGGCAAGCTGCTCCTGCGGCGCGTGCGTGTCGACGGCATCATTGCGGACCTTCACCGGCCCATCTGTCGGAAGCATCTCCGAGCGGGCATTGGCCTGAAATCGGAGAACGGCTTCGAGCAGTAATGGGTGGCGAACGCGGCTCATGCCTTCGACCGGCGCGCCGTCGGCGGCGCCCTGTAATCCGGGAAGCTCAATCTTCAGACCCAGCAGCTTGATGCCTTGGGCTCGGTCCTCAATCCATTCTTTGCGGCTGTCGAGGTCGTCCTGGACGCCGCGCAAAAGATCGCTGGATATCAGGCTGAGCTGACCCTGATCAATCTCGTCAACCAGATTGCGAAACCAGTCTCTGGCTTTTGCCGCCTCGCTGGGGCCGTCGACCGGCCGCCCGTCAAGCGAGACGCTGATTGATCCGTCCGGGTGCTCAATGCGCAGGATGTTGCCATGATCGTCCGTCTCCGGCTGATCGGCGCCCTCTTCGATCTCGACGATAATGTCTTCTGCGGCTCCGAGGCCCTGCGGCTCCTCACCCGGCTGGCGAATGGACGGGCTCAGCCCGGGCGTCATCGGCATTTCAGCTTCCTTGCTTTTTCAGCAAATCCTCGATCTCGCGGACAAAGCGATCAAGCCCCTCGCGCGCGGCCATGTTATCAGTTTTGGCCGCAATTTCATACACGCGCACGTAATCATGAGGCTCCTTGCCCCAGACCTCCACGCGGAAACGCCCCAGACCCTTCCCGTGCGGAGGCGGGACTTCGAGCGGGTCAACAATGGCATTTGCCAGTATCATCTTGAATTTCCTGTTAAATTGGATAGAGCGGCTCCTCCGGAGCGCCGCGATGCACAATACTTTCGTCGACTTCGGCCGTCCACTCTGCGCCTCTGACGAGCAGTCCCGCGTCGCGCAGGTGGCGCATCGCCATACTAACCGTGTCGACAAGATCGTCATGCTTCCCTTTCGGGAATTGCGACGCCTGATTTATGACGGCGTCTGCCCATGATCGATCCGGCGCATAGATGAGGCCCTCTGCAAAAAGATGCTGCACGCTGTAAAGACGGGCCATCTTGTCGAGCGTCCTCGGGTCGACCATCTGCACGCCAAAATCCTCGTGACCATAAACGCGACGAAGCTCCTGGGCAACGCTATGGCCGGACGCCTTGTTTTCGACCAACAGCCGATCAACGCCGTATCGGTCCATTGTCTCGCGCACTTTCTCGACGAGGTCATGAAGCTCAAGGCGTTCAGTCCACGCATACATGAGCATGCACTTTGGATGCTCGTCGCTATATGTGCGTTGCAGAACAGCCATAATCTCTCCGTCAGAAGTCGGCGCGCGGGTTATTTGCGCGACCTGATCGCCGCCCGACCAGATGCCCCAGACGGTCATGGCGCTCGGGTCGTTCTCCTGCTTCGTCGTGTAGGCCGTGTCGAGGCTGGCGACGACGTAATCAAATTGCGGGTAGCTCTCGCGCTCCCATAGCTGCCACCACTCGCGCTTGATAATGCCGCCGCCGCGCGGCACGGGACTTTGCTGCAATTGGCCGGCAGACGCATATGGGCCCATGACACGCTCGTCGCGATCGACGACGTGCTCCGGGAAGCGGGCGGGGAACAGAAGCTCGCCCTCTTCCTTGCGCGGATCCTCCCAGCCAAGCAGCGTCGGCGCGGCCCTGCCGGGATCGTAGCGCATAGGCAGCATGATGTGATCGTAGCCAAGCTGCTTGTCGATGATGACGCCGGAGACGTCGCCCTCGTGCAGTCGCTGCATGATGACGACGATCGCGGATCGCTCCGGGTTGTTTAGACGCGTCGGGACGGCTTCGAGAAACCACTCGATCGTTGAGGCTCGCATGGCGTCGGAGCTGGCGCCCTCGACGCTGTGCGGGTCATCAATGATGACAATGTCGCCGCGCGAGCCGGTGATTGAGCCTGACGCGACAGCCTCGCGGAAGCCGGTGGCGGTGTTCTCAAATTTTGTTTTGGCGTTCTGGTCGCCCGTGAGCGTAACTTGATCGCCCCACCGCGCCTGATACCAGTCGCTGGCGATGAGGCGGCGCATTTTCGTGCTGTCGCGGATCGCGAGCGACTGCGAGTGCGACGCGCAGAGGAAACGCTTGTGCGGCTGCTGCTTCGGCCCCCAGATCCACGCCGGCCAGAAGACGCTGGTGAGCAGCGACTTCATTGCGCCCGGCGGCACGTTGATCAGGAGGCGGTTGTAGAACTCGCCCTCCTCGATCTCAACGCCGTCCGCGATAGCTTCGAGGTGAGCGCAGAGAAAGTCTATGTGCCACCCGTGAACGTATGGCGAGCCCGGCTCGATGATGTGCCAAGCCATCCGCACGAACTTAACAAGGCTGCCGGCCGCATCAATCTTGTCGAGTTCGATCAGCGTTTCGTCGACGTCATCTATGACGAGGTCGTCGATCATTTCAGCTCCAGAGCGCTGGAAGCAAACTCGTCGCCGACAGCTCCACGCACGAATGTATTGAATGCGAGAGACAGGCGCCCCTCCTGGCGATCCTTGTCAACGGGATCGACGCCGTGAACGAGCGCAGACGGGAACAGGATGATCTCGCCCGTCTCGACGCCGATGCTGCAGATCTCAGAGTTGAAGGAGTTCCGCGCGACGCCTTCGATAGCGAGTATCTGCCGGTGATTGTCGCGATAGAATTGGACGCTGTCGCCCGGCTGCGTCCTGAGGTAGACGACGCCGGATATTATGCTGTTACTGTGAGAGTGCTGGTGATGATACATCCCCATCTTCTCAAGATTGAACCACGACTGCGTGATGTAAACTTCAATCGGATCGCGCGGCGCGATCACGCGCTGCACGTAAAGATCAATGTGCTCCTCGATCAGCAGTCGAAGCGCGCTCATGCGAGCGTCCTCAAGCACGCGCCGATTATTGCTGATCAAGTCTCCGACATTGAGAGAGAAGTCCTGACCCTGCTCATGGACGAACGCCATCTCGTCTTCCGTGAAGTCGCGGTCGAGCAGGGCCGTGTAAATGGGCCATGGAAAAATTGCGTGAATGACCGGCGGGTTCATAGCGTCGCGGGATAGTATATGATTTCAGTTTCGTCGCATTGCGTCCAAGCTTCATTTATCGCTTCAACCAACAAAGGCGACAATGGGCGCTCATAATGAACCTTCAATATCCCCTTATAGTCATGGATAGATTGAAGGCAGTGAAACTCCCTTTCAGCGCCTATTCCGCCAACCTTCGCGACGGCGTATCCGAAGGCAATATTTAACGCCTCGCGGACGCGTTCATTGTCGCCGTCCTCGTCGTATCTCGTGCATGGTGTTTTTCTGCGGTCAAAAACGAGCGTATATTCTCCAACGAAGTTTTGCATGGCCCGCTCCTCAGTGCTTGGCTCTTGATGGCATACTTCCATCTTTCTTTTTTTGCTCAACAAGCCCCATCGTCTGCGCAACTGTTTCCATCATTTCATCGAACACATATTTAGCCGTCTCTTCATTCTCGATATGCGCGAGGACCTGACATAACGCCGCGCCGAGCGAATGCACCGCGATATATTTTGTCACCTTCTCTCCAGCCATCACTTCCATGATTTTCTCGCAACAATGAGCGACGCGATCTGTTGCTTCCTTATCATCCATTTCACTGCCCCTTTTTCGCCAGCGTCAGCAATTCGCGCAGCTTGTCGCGCTGCGCCTCGTCAAGCGCGGATAGATCAAGCGACGCCTTGTGTTCGTGCCTGATCGCGCCGCCGTCCTTGCCGGTGACTTCCTGCACCTTACGCTCGGTGTAATCTTCTCGGAAACGGGCCTGCATAGACGTGCGCCAGACAGCCGACTGAAAGTTCTTCGCCTCCATGCAACTCTTGCCTTTTTCCTCCCACCATTCCTGCTCTCGAAGCTTCGCTTCCTTGAGGGCTGTGGAAAAATCAGGATGATTTTCCGCCCAGTCGAACATGGTCGTTCGGTCAATTCCGCACGCAAGAGCCCACGAAACCCAGCCCTTTCCCTCAGTCGCAAGTTTGACGATCATCTCGCAATATTCAGGCTTGTATTTCGACGGGCGCCCGACCGGGTTCTTCTTCACGGGCGCCTTTGCGTTTGAGGCAACCATCACCACTCCTCCCCGCTATGCTGATCGCGCAGCTTTCTGAGTTCGGCCTTCGCGGCGTCAGTGCGCTTGCGAAGATCGGACACAAACATGTCGAGCGCATCAAGGCGCATTTTGATTTCCATCTCGTCTGTCACTTTCCAATTGAATGGCTCGTCTTTTGTCTCCCCGCACAGGAAGCGCCAGTCATCAATCGTAAGGCCGTTGTCGTGCGGAGATCCCGGCTTCGATCCTTCGTCGACAAGGCGAATTTTCCAGCCGGCGGCGAGCGGATATTTGAGGCCGACGTATTCGACGGCCGTCTTGGTCCACGCCCCGTTGCGTATTTTGAAGCCCGTCTCCATGAGAGACAGATCGTCACAAGTGATATCCATATCAAACCTCGATCGACGAGGGCTCGTCGCCCCCGTCACATATGATAGCACGTTTACAAATTAAAACCCATCCTCGTCATCGACGGCGGCTGGAAGGTCGCGCGCGACGGCCGCCCGGCCGAGCGGCGTGTCGGCGAGCATCCCAAGCTCGGTCATGTAGATGGCCAACATCTCCTGCTCCTCGCGGCGCTTGGTCGCGTCTTTCCTGCGCATGGCGACGATCTGCTTGATGATCTTTGGCTCGAAGCCATTTCCCTTGCTCTCGGCGTAGACGCCCTTGATGTCTTCGGCGATTGCGGATTTTTCCTCTTCGAGCTTCTCAATTCTCTCAACGATAGACTTCAATTGGCTATTGCTCATTTTGGCCCTCTTTCTGATGCGCGACGATGTTGTGGACCACGTAGAACGCCTGCGCGAGGCAGAAATCGCACGGGTCCTCGCACCTTGGACTTTCAATAATCACCGGCTGACCATCCCGGCAGGTGAAGTTGAACCGGCACAGGGCGCCGGCTGCGGCGTCAACCACGAGCGCGAGCGTCTCGGGGTCAGTTCGGTCTAGCAAGAGCGGCGGCATTGTCAAATCCTCCGGGAAAAAAGAAAGATACATGCGCCGCAAAAATATTGCGAATGCGGGTTGACGGCGGAAGAAACTTCCGCTATACGTAGTGAACACTGATGATTTGGATGGAGATTGAAATGCAGACCGTAGCCCTCAACCGCAAAGGCGTCATGCAACTGGCCTGGGACTTCTATCACCGCTGGGGCGCCGAGATGTCCTTCGGCGAGTGCCTCGCCCGGGCGTGGTTCAACGCGAAGTATATTCGCTCGAACGTCATCAACCAGAAGCAGACAAAATACTTCAGCGACTACGACCTGCTCGTTGGCGTGTCGCGCGAAGTGTATGTCGTCGCGCCGCTCTGATCTGATCCGCAACTGAATTGATATTGGTATGGAGATCGACATGCTTATCGACAACGTCAAAACTACGACCATCGACAGCGCGATCACGATGCGCGAGGACCGCCGGGGCGACTGGAGCGAGATCGCCTTATACGTCAGCTTTGCAAACTCATCGTGGCAAAATCGCACCTGCGCGGCTGTCATCACGCATCCGTGCAAAAAGGCCAAATGGAACCTGTTCCTTGGTCAGGATCCCGTGCGTCGCTTCAAGACGCGCAGAGATGCAGTCGCCTTCGCCCTCGGCGTTGCGCGCGGCATGCCCGAATATATCAAAGCAATGGAGGAGAGACGTGCCAATCAACATTGACTGGAATGCATCAGCGTATTTTCCGCCGGAAGGCGAGCGAGAGGAGGACATATCATTGACCGACGAAGAGCTGCGCGCCAGAATTCTGGACGTAAGAGACCAGACAATCATGATGCTGCTGAAGGCGGCGCAGAAGCTGGAAAGGGAGCCCGACAACCCGGATCACATCTACCAGATAAACTATTGCGCGAGAAACTACACTGACGCGCAACTGATCCTGAACCCTAAATTTTTCGGAGATTGATATGAAAAACAAGGATGTCTATTCGCGCTACATGAGCATGTCTGAAAGCAAGCTTCAGCAAGCCTGTCTTCTGCTGGCGGGAACGCTGCCGCAGGATCCGGCGATAGGCAGGCGGCTCGACATAGCAATCATCGCGCTGGCGAAGAAGATGGAGCAGGATGAGTTTTATGAATTCATTCGCGGCGTGAGCGACGTTTACAACAGAATGAAAGCCGCCTGAGGAGGCTGAAATGAACCACGTCAAATTGATATGCGATTATTCGACCGACCCGAGCGGCAAGGCCGCTATCCACCGCAAGATGAAGCGCTTGCGGACAGATGAAACCTACAGCGCGGAGCTACGCAGGAAGCTGGTGTTTGCGCAGCATCGCAGATACCTGTCCGAGGAACCGGTGACGCTGCCGCGCGTGGCGTGGATGGAGCGTCCGGACATCACGCTGGAGTGGTGACAAAAAAAATCGGAACTTTCTTCCAAATAGCTATTGCGCGGAAGAAAGTTCCGTAGTATGTTCTGTTCATGGGCGCTGGTTGCCCACGCTGATTGAAATGGAGATCGACATGTCCAACCTTGCTTCCCTCGCCGACCGCTACGCCTCCCTCAAGAATGAGATCGACGCCCTGACCAAGGAGCTCGACGCGGCCAAAAAGGAAATCCTCGAGCTTGGCGTCGAGGAAGTTGTCGGCAACTTCTGCGTCGTCACGATCGGCCTGTCCGAGCGTTCGTCGCTCGACCAGAAAAAGGTCAAGGCGCTGCTGACGCCGGCGCAAATCACTGAGGCCTCAACGACAACCCTGATCACGACCGTGCGCGTCAAGGCGAAAGTGCCGGTCGCCGCCTGATTACAGAGGGCCGCTTCGGCGGCCCACACTTCTCGCAAAATGTCATATGGGGATTAATCATGTCTGTATCGAAACCCGCGCTTCAGGACGCAGACGTCCTTGTCCACGCAGAAGGCTTCGCCACCATCTGGATGTTTGAGCCCGTCTCTGACGAAGCCGTAGAGTTTTTCGCAGAGAACATCGTCGCCGAGGACTGGCAGCACTTTAGCGGCAAGATAGCAGTCGACCACCGCCCGGCGCGAGACCTGGCCAATGAGCTTTATGTGCAAGGCTTCCGCATCCTGAACCCGCGCTACGGCTGGTTCGTCGCGGATCATTGATCTTTCAATCTGTCAAATGGGGATTAATCGACATGCTGACTTTTGACCTTCGCCCCCTCATGGCCGCCGCAGTCTGCGCCGGCACAGAAGAGACCCGCTACTACCTCAATGGCGTTTATCTTGAGGTGACGCCGTTCCACATGGTCTTCGTCGGAACAGACGGCCACCGGCTTGCGGCGCTTCGCACATTCGTGCAGTGGGACAAAGAGCCCGACGCGCATGACTTCAACATCATCATTCCGCTTTCCGTTATCAAAAAAATCAAGTTCACGAAGCGAGACACGAAGGCGTGCCTGAAAAAGATAACGCTTCCCGACGGCGGCGAGGGATACCTGATCAAGCGGCTCGGCGAGCCGGACGCAGACGGCATAACATTCTCGCCGCTCGACGCGACCTATCCCGACTGGCGCCGCGTCGTCCCCTCGGATGCGAGCAATACAGGCGGAATGGAGATACAGTTCAACCCGAGATACCTGCATGAATTTTTGAAAATTGGCAAAATCTTCGGGCAGGAAACCGAATTTTTGTCGGTCGTCAAAAATGACGCCGGTCCCGCGCCAGTCAGCATCCAGCCGGACCTTGAGATTGTTTCCGAGTTGAACCTTGAATACGCGTTGGTGATCATGCCGTTCAGAAGTTCGGCGGATAAAAAATGGGAAAAGCCGGAGTGGGCAAAGTGATGTCGGACATTTTTGGACTTCTTATCGCGATGATGTTTCTGGTCGGAGGCGGCGTTCTCGCCGTCTTCATCATCCTGCTCATGACAGAATGGAGGGACTGATATGGTAAGCGGAGCTCCGATCGGCCGGCTGGAGCCGTGCCACGTCGTCAACATCGAATTGTGGAAGCTGTATTGCTCCCTCGTCGGTCGTCGCCCTGACAATGTCGCCGATCACTGGACGGAGAGAGACGTCATCATGGCTATCGCGGCGCGCACGGCGCGCGTATCAAGAGAAGGAGGAAACCATGAAGCGCGGATTTGAAAACAAGGCTTCGCTGACGCCACGCGAAAAGATCAAGGTTACATATGCCTACGAGATCATGGGGATTTCCCAGCACGACCTCGCCGCCCTGTTCGAAGTCAATCAGGGACGCGTCGCCGAGGCCATCCGGGCAATCCTCTACGCCGCCGGCGTGGAGCCGAAAGCGGGTGAAAATGACCCCGTCTGAACTTCGGGCGACGATGAATGAGATTGGGCTGACATCGGGGGACGTCGGCTTGATCGCCGGCTGCACGGACCGCCAGGTGCGCTCGTGGCTGTCTGGCTACGCGCCTGTGCCCCGAGCCATGGCGGCCATCCTGATCGGCCTGCGAGGCGGGGAAATCAATCGCGACTGGCTCGTTGATGTGGTTATGTCAGAGCTTAGATCGGAAGCCGACGCTCAGACTTGACCATACCAAAGCCCGCTGACAGCAAAAAGGCCCGGGGAGCTACCTCCGGGCCTTTTTCTTCGTTTCGCTTACAGGCGCCCCGTTTCTGTCAATGTGCGGGGCCTTCTCCCGCTAAGGGGTCGGGGCCCTCCAGAAACCTGACGCGCGGCAGGGACATGAGGGTCATCCGCCGGCCGGCGTTCCCACCACAGTTGTCGTGATCCCGGATTTTTTCTCCCACCTCGACGTGCCCGGAGAGCCGGGCGTTGGCGATAACCATTTTCGAGACGCGCTCAATGACGAGCTCTCCGCCGCCGTGCAGGTGAAGCACAATCGGCTTCGACTGCAGCGCCTCGTCCTTCGTCAGGTCTTCGTAGCTGTGGCGCGACATGGTTTTGATCGTCTGCCGCGCCTGCCTCGCCGTCTCAAGCGCGGCGTCCGCCTCTTGCCGCGTGCGGAATGAGCCAACGTAATCGCGCCTGCCGTCGCGCTGCGATATCTCGACAACCCAACGCTGACGCTCTTCCCGAAAATAAATCTTGTCCTTCATGTCAAAATCCTGGTTCGTCGTTCAGAACATCATTTGGCGTCAATTCGCCCCTGAACCCCTCTACGCCATCTATCGGCGGCGTTGTCTCGTGTATGCCCTCCTCGCTGTCGCCAAGCGGCGTCTGGAGAGGATCGGCGACGCGCGTCTTTGTTCGCATCACTTTGGCGCCGGGGAACTCCGCTTTCGCCTTGCAGATTTCCGGAAAGGCGGAAATCATATTCGCGATCTCTTCAAGCGTGTAGGCGTTGATCCTGCGCCCGTCGGCGACGACCCTGGACAACAGGGACGCGTCCTTGACGATGCTGGCGACAACGCCGTCATGCAGCGTCACCTCCCAAATCTCCGGGTCAAGAACCTTTTCGCCGCTTGCTTCTGCAGCCTTGTCGAGCGCGCGCCACGCAGCAGCCATGCGCCTCGCTTCACGCCGCACGTCTTCCAGATCGCCCTTCCATCGCGCGTTGCTCGTCAAATATCGCTGCCGATCGAACTTCTCGCGCAACTCCTGCGACACGAGGAGGCGCAATCGATCGCGCCCCCACTTCAACTCCATCTCGACTTCAAGCGCGTCAGCTTCGTCGAGGAACGAGCGCCCGGCGATATACATGCCGGGCGTTTGCATCCACGGGATTGTCGGCGTCGTGACTGCAATGCCTTTGTCAGCTTTCGGAAATTTCGCCGCTGGTTTGCGCGCCATCGTTCTTCATCTCCATCTCAATGCAATTCAAAACCCACTTCGCAAGAACGGGATCTTTTCGCAAGACCCATTTCCAACCTTCCGTCTTCGAGTTTTTCCAGTCTCTGAGGCTCCATCCAACCATAAATTTTATTTTCTGCCGTTTCTCTACGCCGAAGTCGTCAGGAAAAGACCGATACCCGACGACCCAGAAGTTTACCCACTTGCGAACGCCTGCCGGCGCCTGTGGCGTTCGATAGACGCCCACGCCGCCCATGCGGCCAATTTCCCTGTTCGGCATGTCAATGATCCACGATGTCCATGAGCGCCTTGATTACTTCGGCCGCGAGCGGCGGGACGATGGCGTTGCCGAAGCCCCGCAGTCGTCCCACGCGATTGGGAACCCCATCAACCAGCAGACAAAGGTCGGATTTAACGCGCCGCGTTTTGCCGTCGGCTCCCCGTCGCCACTCCACGCCGCTCGCCCAAGGAGCGCGTTCGTCGGCACATTCGGGCAAAAGCTGCCGTCCTTGCCATCCCGCGTCGTCGGCGTCGGCCACATCGCCGCTTCGCGCGCATGGATCGGCAGATGGCTGTTGCCGCCGCCCTTTGTCTTCGTCGTGCGGCCGCCCTCGCCGTCCGAGGCCTTTGGCGTTGGCCACCCAATAAAGTCTTTGCCGGATGTGGGGCGCGCCGACGCCCGCAGCGCACAGATCGGCTCCCGCCCCGGCATATCCCACGCCTTCCAGGTCAGCAAACACTCCGGAGAGCCATTCACGTCCAGCCTTGCTCGCAACCTGTTCTCCAACGACGACTGCAGGTCTGCACTCGCTGATGAGCCTGAAGAAATCTGGCCAAACATGTCGTTCATCCGCCGTCCCCTTCCCCTTTCCCGCCACGCTGAATGGCTGACACGGGCATGACCCCGTCCATATCCGCCGATCCGCCGGCCATTCCGCCAACTGCAACGCCCGGCTCCAGCCGGCGATGCCCGCAAAAAAATGATGCTGCGTGAACCCGCGCAAATCATCCGCCGCAACATCGGCGATCGACCGCTCGTCCACCTCACCCGCCGGAATGAGCTTCCGCCGGATCAATTCCCGCAGCCACGCCGCCGCTCGGGGGTCGAACTCGTTGTAGTAAACGCCGCGGGTCATCAAGCCGCCTCCCCCGCGTAAATCCGTCCAAGCTCCTCACCGACCCACGCCGCAATAGCCGGCTCGCGGTCAGCCAAAACGCCCATGCTTCTGTTTCTTGCCACACGGCCAAGCTTAACATTGTAGCCAAGCTGGTAAATCCTTTTCCTCGACTGCTTGCGCGCGTCGAACAGCTTGAGCGAAACCCAGTCGCCCTTCCGCCAGTCCCGGAATTCCGAAAGCTCCCACAAGCCGTTGTGCGCCAGAAAAAGCTCATCGACCCTCACGCGATACTTTTTCTTGCCGACATACCGATACCCCTTGATCGGCAGCCGCTTCGGTTTCTTCCTCCCGGCCTTCTCCCGAACCTCAACCATCTCGACCATATCGACCATCTCCATTTCGATCTCACTAAAGCAAAAACACACCAACCCTGTCAGTCAAAACCACGTCCGTCAATGGCCAGCGCAGCGGCCGTGAGCGCGGAGCCTCCGGCGGAGCGCGAGCGCCGCGAGCAATATACTAATCGTATTAGTATGATCGTTCCGTAGTTCCGCATCGTTGTTTTTATTGAAGAAACGGAACTTGGTTCCGCTGGTTCCGCAAAAAGTGGTTCCGTAGTTCCGTTTCATCTTTACCTTCAATGGTTTGTAGTTCCGCAATCTTTCGTTTTGCGGAACCTTGCGGAACCTTTTACGGAACCACTTTTCGAGGTTCCGTAAGCCTTTTTCTGCCTGTGAGATCTCACGCCTCACAGGCCGTTCAGGACCTTCAGGCCCTTCAATTTTGTGCTGCTGTCGCGCACGGCGGTTACGATCACGTCATTGCTAAGCCAGCGCCTGATCATGCTCTCCCCGACGTCGACATCGACGGCAAATCTGTCCTTGATCAGCCACGGCGCGTAGCGTCCATCCTCGCGCGTCTGCTTGTTGTTGCTCCACGGCCGGCCCTCGTCCCACGCCTTCTGAAGGTCGCGCAGGATCGCCTTGCAAACGTCCTTTGCGGGCCACTTCTTGCCGTCGACGATCTGGCCGCCCGTCTCCTGCTGGCCGCCAAAGCCCTCTCCGGCGGGCTGCGCGCGGTCGACAGTGCGCTCGGCGACGAGGGAAGTCTTGCCTATGCCGACGGCCACCTCCGTCAACACAAAGGCCTCCCGCCAGCCATCCCGGGCCGACTTGATCTTGCGGGCGACGAGAAACCTCTCGCCCGTCTCCTCGTCGATCTCGATCGAGATCAGGAAGTCAGCGGCGCCGTCGAAGACCGTCGAGCCGCGCATGCTCGCGCCCGCGCGCGCCGTGTGGTGGACGCCCATGACGGCGCAGTCGAAAGCCTCCTGGATCGCCTGACACGTCTTGATGTAGAGCGTCATGTCTTTCTGCAGGTTCTCGTCGGCTCCCGGCAACGTCCTCGACACCGTGTCTACGACAACCAGCGCCGGCGGCTCGTCGCCGTATCCCCCCCGCATAGTCCGCAGCAGCTTCATGACGCACTCGGCGTCCATGAAGTTCACGCTGTCCTTGAGCAGCGAGAAACTGATATCGCCCTCAGTGACAGGCGTCTTGTTTCGCGTTGACCACGCCTCGATGCGGAACTTCATGTCGTTCACGCCCTCGCATGAGATGTAGAGGACCGGCCCCTTGCGGCTGATCTTTCGCCCCCACCAGTCCGGGCGGCCGGTGGCGATCGACAGCGCGAGGCTCTTGGCCACGAATGTCTTCCCCAGCCCCGGCGCGGCAAACAGGAAGCCCAGCGCGCGCTCCATGATCAGGTCGTCGACCAGATAGACCGGGTCCGGCATGTTCATGATGTCGCGGATGCTGAGCAGCTGATAGACGTCCGCCTCCGGGTCCGCGACCGTGATCGCGTTTCCGGAAAACCCGGCATCAAAAGGGGACGGGTTTTCTCCAGGGTTTCCGGATAACGGCGCCTCAGCCTTCTTTTGCGGCGGATCACTGGCCGCGCGCGCGATCTTCTCGTCCCACTGCGCGATCGCCTCCCGCCACTTCTGCGCAAACAGCGTCAGGCCGCGGCCCTCGCGCTCGAGGAGGATGTGGTTGGGGGTGCCGGGCTCGTGGATGCGGGATTTGACCCGGAGCTCGAACAGCTTGAAGCACTCGCGCATCAGCCGCTGCTGCTCGCCGGGGTCTGGCAGGATCGGGCAATCCCGATAGGCGTTCACGACCGCGGCGAACACCATGCGATGCATGTAGTCTTCGCGCCCGTCGACGATATTGCCAAAGGCGTCCGTGGCTCTTTCCGGCGTCGGCGTCTTTTCCTTCGCGCCCGTCGAACCCTCTCCTCCGGTGCCATATTTGTCCGCCAGCGCGCGCACTTCCTCGAGAAGCCAGTCTGGCGCCGTCTCAATCCCGACATCGCACGGCTCAAACCCATCGTCCCAGTGGTAATAGCCGCCGCTGTCGTGTTTTGAGGGAGGCAGCATGGCGAAGCCGCCCTCGCCCCGGAAGTCGACACCGATTGGCGTCTTGGTTGTCGGGAGGCGAACGCCTGCCGGCGCGCGGAAAAAATATTGCTTGCCGCCGCCGCCCGTCGTCTGCGTCGCCGTCTCGAGGAAGACGCCGCCGTGGTGGTCGGCGTGTATGCCTTCCCACCAGACATTCGCCTCCGGGTGCTTGTGCGTGTCGAGATCAATGACGAGGAGGTTTCCGGAGCAAGACCCGGTGATGACGCCCATATTCTGGCGATTGATGAATTCACCGCCGGCGCCATACCACTGCTCGAACAACTCATCATTGATCAGTTGCTTCTCATGCTCGCGCCACGGGATTGCCGGGCGCTTGAAGCCTTCGCCTCTTTTTACTTCTGCGGGAGACTTGGCGGGGACAACTTGCAGGCCGCACGATCTATACATCCGCGCCCATTGTGAAACGGACGCGAAGCCGGCGTCGAAATCTTCTTGCATTGCAGGGGCTCTTTGCTTTCGTGGGGAAATATCAAAATATTTAAGAGCCGCCCTTGAACGCCTGCCTCGCATTGGCGTATAAAAAGTTCGGCGCTCTTCCTTGGGGCGTTTCCTCCCAAACTAGACAGCGCTCACACCGCTGTCTATTTTTTTTATTTTGGATTGCAGGAATATCCCATTCCGCCGATCACGTTTGATCTTATTTCACGCGCCGCGCGTTCGCATGCCGCCTGAGATGAATGCTCCTGCGTTATGACGCCTGCGCCGTATATCCAGAGGGTGAGTATCCAGGTCATTTCGGTTCCTTATTCATCCGGCGTCCAGACGTAGCCACTGACGAGAGACGCGGCGCGGCGAATATCGCGTAGCTGGACGTTAATCTCGCAGTCAGAGCCGTCGTGCCAATCTTCAGACCATTGGTTTGCCTGTGCGAGGGGCTTTAGAGCCTCTCGCAGCCGCGCGGTTTCTTCGCGCAGGCGGGTGATTTCGTCGCGGGCCCAGTCCTCTGCTTTCGTTCTTTCCAGTCCTTCCTGCATAATAATACGCTCTAATAGCGGTGCTTCTTTTTCAGCGTATTTAGCCATCCTCTCCTCCCTCACGAATAGCGGCGCGGGCGCGTGAAATTTGTTTTCTGTAGTCGGCAAGCATTTGCTCAAACATTTTGTCGCTTGGCGCACCGCCTTTCTCGCCGCGCTCAAGAAGGCTGACTGCAGCAATCAATGTCACAAGCGTTCGCTTAAAACTTGTCTGCAGCCGCGCGTTTTCTTCGCGCAGGCGCTCGTTTTTCACCTTCTCTACTGTGTAGTCGTCGCCTGTGATGGTGATTTTCAGAAGGCCGATGCGGTCATGGTCGGCATTTGCGTTGGCGTTGGATTTTGATTTGTATCCGTAGAACATGCCACTCAAATTCGCATTCACCCAAAACTCTTTGGTTTCGACGGGTGGCATGAGGTCGTATTCGCTTTCTTGGTTTTTAAAAGAGCCATCCTCATGCCACGTGCAAACACATTCGACGCCGTTTTTGTCTTGGATTTTTCCCGCAAGCGAGCATCCTGACGGTCCTTTAAAATCGTCATCCGATATTTTCGCGTCCAGCCCGTTACGCGTTTTATACCACTTGCCGACTTCCCATTTGTAGGTCGTGTCAGTCATATCGCCACCTTCTCCACTTCGTATTTGTCGCCTGTGATAGTGATTTTCAGGAGGCCGATGCGGCGGTTGCTGGCAAATTCATCGGCAATGGGGTTTGATGCGTATCCGCCTGAAATATAATCACCATACAAATTTATCCAAAACTCTTTGGTTTCGACGGGTGGCATGAGGTCGATCCCGCTTTCTCGATCTTTCGACCAGCGGCCATCCTCATGCCAAGCGCGAACAAATTCGAAGCCAATTTCGTTTTGGACTTTGCCCACAAGCACCTTTCCATCCGGTCCTTTAAAATCGTCATCCAATATTTGCGCGCTCCACCCGTTGCGCGTCTTATACCACTCGCCAACTTCGAATTTGTAGTTTGTGTCAGTCATCGTCTTCCTCGTCCCACGGTTTATATCTGCCACTGTTTCCCGTCCGATCGCCCGTCAGCGCCAGCACGATACGCACGGCGCACATGACGAGAGTGTAGACGCCGACGGCGAGGACTATGTTATGGAGCGTCATCCCGCGCCTCCGTCTTTCGTTGCCGTCAGCACTGCCGCCCAGATCAGCGCGGTCAGAATGGCGATTATCCAGTAGAGCCATCGGAGCATATCTTGTCCCTCGCGTTTTCGAACAGCTTGCGGACGTTCGCCTCTGACGTGCCAATGATCGCCGCGACTTCCTTCGTTGTTTTTGTTTTCTTTAATTCGTAAACCTGCTTCTCGCGCTCCGTTAAAGCGAACACATTAAATTGCCCCGCCCTTCCCACGCCCTTGATACTCATGGCTATCCCCATCCATTCCAACCGCACATTGAAACAATCCGCCCCGGCTTGCCTTTTTTCCACTCCGGCAAATCAGGGCGGCGCTCCGGCTTTGGCCTGTGACCATATTTCCGTTCATTCGCCGATTTCACGGCCGCAATCCGATTTTCTTCGTTTCGCCTCCGACGCTCCTCAATGAACTCCGGCGTCAGCTTCGCCTTCTCGCGATCTCGTCTCGCCTGATTGTTTTTCGCCTTCATCGCGAGATATTTTGCGTGATAAACAGGGTCTTCAGCGCAGCGTTTTTTGATTTTCTCATATGCCGTCATGGCTACCTCACAACCACTTGCGAGCCATAAAGTGCAAGAAGAGCCGCCTCTGCGCGCCCGTGATCTTTCTTGCGATTGAAGTGCGCGCATTCAGGCCACTTGGAAATTGCAAGCGCGCGTGCTTTTTCCTTGTCGCTATCGAGAGCAAAGTGTTTCTTCCATTTTGTTGGCGACACAAGGTGCGTCGGGATGAAGGCCCCGGAGATGACGCCGCGAACCATGCCAAAAGCCATGCCAAATGAGAAGCTTGAGGCGACGCCCTGCTTCGGCATGGAATGGACAAGCTCAATGATCGCCAATTCCGGATTGTGGGTCTGAACGAGCTGCATCAGGGCGGAGCAATTGATCTCCTTGCCGACGATCGGGACATCGTAGACTGCGACGCGTTGCGGATATTTCGGGTAATAAAACGCAGCAGCGCCCGACGCGCCGGGGTCGACACCCATGATGCATGTGTCTGTCATGTGTAATAATCATCCTCTTTGTGCTGATCTTCATCGTTGATAAAATAATCAGGATCAAATGACCCCTCGTCTATAAAGTCTAATCTTCTCTTTCCCTCAAGAGCAATCCTTTCTTTAAGAATTCTGTGGTTCCTTAGCTTGGTGCATATTGAACTTGCACTTACGCCGTATATTTTTCCTATGTCTTTAAGCTTTTGCCCTCTTTCGGCCCTTCTTATTATGTCCGCATATTCCTTTGGTCCCCATATATTCCGACCTGTCGATGGATGTTTTTTCATATCAATTTCCTCACATTTTGATCCTGTATTCTTTCCGTTGATTTTCGATCCAGCCGTCGTCGGCGTTAACGAACACCGGCTGAATGAATACTTGCTTTACATCCTTCCGCCCTTCGCCGATACGCTGATTTCGAATATGGCCGCGTCTAAGATGAGGGCGGACCGGTGATCGATTGTCGCCTGATGACCTCACTGTTTCTGTTATTTTTCCAATTTTTATAGTCGTTATGTATTTGTATTCACGCGGCCTTTTTTTGCTTTTTGCGCCGTGTTTTTTGATTTCCTGAATATCT